GCCTCTCCATCTTTCGAGGTGGTTGGGACCGTGTGTATCGCAAGTTAGAGAAGCATGAAAACGGATTCGTAGGAGACTTTAAGAAGTATGATTCAAGATTGCTTGCTATCCTTATGGAGGCACAAGCAGAGTGTAGGTGGGAAGGCTTAGATAAGAAATTCCGAAAGGAAGGCCTAACTGCTACAGAAAGGAACATCCATTGCGAAAGGTTTTGGAAATTGGTTAACGAAGAAATTTGTAGCCTTTTGAAATTGCCTAACGGGTGGTTGGTTCAAAAATTCTGTGGCAACCCATCGGGTACGCCCAACACTGTCAACAATAACACCTTTTGTTTGTTCATGCTCATGGCATGGTGTTGGATTGTCAAAACCGGAGGGACGTTGCACGAGTTTATGTTACTCGTGTCAATGATCCTTTACGGCGACGACAACACTTTCACCATTGCTATTGAAGCATTGACACATTACAACGGGGAGATTATAGCTGATTTCTGCACCTCTGTGGGGATGGAATTGATTATAAATTCTGAGCCTTTGAAGCCCATTGAATTGGAGTTTCTCTCTATGGGATTCGCAAAAACACCCAGTGGAATGGTTGTTGTGAAGCCCTTAAAGGTGGATAAGTTCAGAGCAGGTTTGGCCCTGCGCGATGACGGCAAACCCAGCACAAGGTTGCAGCGGTTGAATTCGTATGTGTGTTTGTTCTATGGGGTTCATTTAGCGGAACCTCATTCAGAGCAGGCAGAATTCTACCGGCACCTAATTGTTGCTAGGGAAGAGCTTGTTAAGCAATGGGAACGCCTGTTGTACGCGGATGAATTTTGGATATCAGCGAAGTGTTCGATCATGACAGACCAGCAGCTTTACTCGTTGCATGCTGGTACCGAATGCGAGTGTGAAATGCAACCAGTTCGAGAAATGTTTAGTACTTTACGGAACGATATGGATCACGGGGAGTGTTTCGATTTTGACGGGGACGCCCGTTTTAAAATAAACCATGAGCAAAGCGGGTTCTGGAAAAGAGAAGAAGCAACAAAAGATACCATGGCAGACTGTCCAACAGCGAGGAGGCCGAGGCGGGAAGAAAGGGATTTCTCCTGCAGAGGCAGCCGCTCGAGCTAGACAGTCTGAGCGCGACAAATCAAAATCACAAGCAGGTGCATTCCAAAGCACCACTACAACTCTCGTGAGCAAGATGGCAACGGCTAGGTTCGCTATCCCCTGGGACGATCTCCACGGAGTCTTACCAGGTGGCATATGCTTACCTTTCAGGGACAGCTTTGAAATCGAGGCAGCAGGTATAGACGATTGGTTAACCTCTGTTATTGAGATCAAGCGCCTTGAGGCGTATGTTACATTTGAGGAAGAACCATTTGGGTTGATTCACACATCATTCGTGACACCTCGGAGTTTCGATTGGAGCAAGAGCTCGAAAAGCGTTAGTGAGTTAAGTCCACGATGCGTTAAGAGCAAAGGCATGTCCAAGCGAACTCCAGTGTTGTGGGAGAAGGGTGAATACAAACTGGATGATTTCTGTCCTGCCTTATTGATTGAAGATCTTAGCGATGGCAGCCATATGGTTGGCAAAAATGTCATTGTTGAGCTTGTATGTCAGTGGAGGATCAAGG